ACCGCCGATGGTCTTGACGACTGTTCCTTGTTCCTGGCAACTGGGGCAAGGCTCTGTGGTAGGTAGGTGCATGTTAGCAATGCGCTGCATCTGCTCAAAATCGTGACTGCATCGGTCACATCGGTAGGTATAGGTTGGCATACTCTTATTTATGTGGATAATTTTTCAATGAGTCGGTCTCTGGCCAGATTTTTTGCTTTACTTTCACACTGAATGTCAAAGTTAGGTGCAAAGCTCAGGGCCCAGTCATTGACTGCTTCATTCCAATAGTAGTCACTGTGCGCACGCAGATTGCCACGTTTGACGCCAGACTGCATGAGAGCTGCAAGGTCAGGGCGGGTATTGACATCATGGTCAACCAGCACATCTTCTCGGCTGATGCTATAGTGCATGGCAGGTCGGTGGCCGCGCCAGCTGTCTATCACTCTTTTTACCCGATCGTCTGTGGGCTCGATATATTCACCGGTGCGAACCCAGTGATGGTGGATGTCTAAAACCAGGGCGACGTCATCGGCCAGTTCCAGACTGGCATCCAGGCCATGCTTGGTTTCGTCGTTTTCAATGGTCATACAGTTGCGTGCCTCGGGGCTGAGTCGACCCAGCACGTCTTTGACGCCCTGTGGCCCACGATGTCCGCTGATGTGGACATTGATCTTAAAGTCCTGGAACTGCTGACCATAGCCCATCCATCGGGCCATGTCTGCATGATACTCAAACTCATCTATGCTGCGTTGAACAATATGATCATGCTGACTTGCCAGTACAACAAACTGACCAGGATGAAAACTAAGCCGAACGCCAGCACTTCGAGCACGTTCACCCACAGTAGCAAAGTGCTTCTCGGCATATGCTCGGACATCAGGCCGACGCCAGAAATAGCTCCAAGTAGACTCAGTATACACTGGCAACAGATCACTGCCCAGACGTACCATCCTACGTTGTTCGTCTAGGCCGCCCACCCTTTCAATCAATCTGTCAATGCTGGAAATATTGTGCACCATCAGATCCCAGAGCCGTTGTTCTGCCACACTCTGCTCCTGACGGTTGAGCCAGGCTACTGTGGTACAGCGGGTGTTCAGAGCCCTGGCAGCATCATCGTCTTTGCCAAAGCCATTGATTTGCTCTGGAGTATCGATCCATTTACAACAAAAACCAATTTTACTCATGATATACTTTATAGTGGATTATAGTCAATTATAGCAGAAATAGCAACAAGGGTCAAATGTCATTCTCCATCTTACATCTGCTGTCGAATGTTTACATGCTGTATAGTACCAAGAATATGCAGAGCCAGACGGCGAGCTCGGGGTGAAAGTAGTTGATTGACACTAGCCTGGCGCAGGCAGTATTCCACACTCTCTGCATCCATAGACTGAAGCAGATCTTCTGTAGCTCTACCCATATTGATGCCATGTAGATTGATTGCTGCAATTGTAAGTTCAATTTCTTCATCGGTGTACAGACTTATAACCGTACTTTGTCGAATACGGGGTTTGCGGGGAAATACAAGTATGTCTGCCATACCCATATTTATTGGTCTTCATCGTTTGTGGACTCGCAGAATTTTTACCTGGTCTCGGGGAGTCAGATAGCAGCGAGCCACAATCTGCTTGCGCATTGTTGTTGGATCTTCAAAGGTGGTAGTCTCCATGAGATCCTGATCCAGCATGGCGGTGGCTAACTGAACGGCCAGTTTGTGGCGCATCAATTTTCGCCATTCCTCATCGTTCATAACAAGCTCATTGACAACGTCAACCTCCATCTTGACGGTCAGCATTTGGCCGCCAATGGCATAGTCTTGGACATTGAACTCTATGGCGGGATCAAAAAGATCTGGAGTTGGGTAACCCAAAGGGCCAGGCGGCTTACTCATCCGCACACACTCAACTCTGCGTCAGGATTGTCCCAGCAGGCGTTGCGATAGTTATAGACAAAGTTGACCAGGCCATCATAGCTGCCCCAGCCATTTTCTGGATTGAACATCTTAAACTTATCTGGATCAGAAATCAAAATATTCCAGCCTATGTCCAGCAGATCGGCAATATCTCGGGCATACTTGAATCCATGCTCGTCGGATCGCCACACCACATGATAGAGGGTGAGATCGTCCGGGCCCTTCCACTCAATACCCAGCTTGACTTCTGCTGCCATCTTGGCCAGGTTATGAGTAATGTTGGCACTGTAGATCGAACAGGGCTGAACTACCATCAGATCAACATCAAGACTCATCTTTTTTCTCCAAATCTTTCCATTTAGCCCTCAGCTCGGCTACTTCTTTTTCATGCTTCTTGCCCACCTCGGGATCATAGTCGTCGATGAACTGCGCCACATACTGCAAAGCCTCGGTGGCTTCTGGTAGACTGCAACCATAGACAGCAACGATCTCTTCTGCAGTAATGGTCAGTGCATCTTCATACTCAAGGTCAATGCAATGATCCATGTCATACCACAGACTCAGCCGACCATTGACATTGTAGAAGCTGTACCAGCTGCTGTAGCCCCAGCGACTATAACTCATGTCAACACTCTACGTCTACGTTATGACCCTTGTCCAGATCCAGACGAATATTGCGTGCAATTCGTTCGGCAATGATCCTGTCAAAGTTTCGTTTCTCAACCAATTTATGATAATCACTTTCGCGTTTATCCTGCTGCTGAAATCTCTGCAGACGATCTAACTCTAGATTATAGCTGGTAATTTTAGACACATTCATTTTACCGCCTTGGCATCATCTGCCTGTGTCTTGTCATCTCTGAACTCCATGAACACTGGCAAGAACAGACTCTCTACGTCTGAATTCTTGTCCTTGATGCGGGCATTGTATTTGATGGCGATGACTCTACCAATACTGTTCCCTGCAGAAATGCTATCGCGATCATGATCGCTAAAGCCCGTACCAACATTGACTCGGATACCACCACAAGCAGACTCAAGCACCAGAGCACCAAGACGACCCACATTTTTTCCTGTCCCTTCTTCCCAACCAACGACCAGCAGGTCGCATTCCAGCTCGCCTTTGAATTTAATCAGGCTCTTGCTGCGCTTATTTTCCCAGATGCCAGTGCGCGTCTTGAGAATGATACCTTCCTGGCCCTGAGCCAAGAACTTGTTGAACAGAGTCTGAGCCTCCAGCAGGCTATCCACCTGTTTGCTGTACACCATGGCAACATAATGACCGATGTGGGCTTTGGCCGCCTTCATGTCACTGATGGCATTGCACAACTTGGCCAACCTGATGTGGTAGAGTTCGTTTTCTCGACCAGCCTGAAAGCCATCCAGGCAAATGGCATCCCAGAGAGTAGCGCGCACCTGCACAGCTTCTTTGACGCTCATGGTACCTTTGACTGCCTTGTTCAAGATGCCATTGCCTGTCTTGCGATCCTGAATTGCACCGGTCTCGTCAACCACCACCAGCTCACCATCAAACACCATGTCCAGGCCATAGAAGTTGGCCATGTGGATGAATGGTATGCGGATGCTGGGATCTGGTATGTCAATCTCCTTGCCATTGCGGCTTCGGAATTCGCACACACCATTCTTGACTACTGCATTGAAGCGCATGCCATCCATTTTAAGCTGAGCAATGGCAGGGAATGCCACCTTGTCAACCAGCTTCTGGTCATAGGCGCTGGCCAGCATGCAGGGATATTCGGGAATCAGACCAGGCCAGATTTTGTTCACTGTGGCATCGCTTACACCACACTTCAGGTCCTTGGCAATGATGCGTTCGATGACCTGAGCGTCAGCTGGATTTACCGACTCCAGCACAACACGCAGATGGTCTATGCCGGCATGGCCAGTAAGAGTGCGGCTGCTGAGCAGTCTGAGTCGCAGTATGGCCTTGTCCAGTGGATCCTGCTTCTTGATGTCCACTGTGGCATAGTCAGGGATCTTGCGGATATAGAATTGAGTAAATGGATCCAGCGCCAGCCGGATTACATCCTTGAGCAACTGGTTATTCAGGTTTTCTTTTAGGATGGCTTCCTTGGCCAGGCGACTGTTGTCGGCACCCAGAGCTGTCAAAATACCCATGATATCGTTCACATCAGACTCCTGAAATAATTATGTCTTATTATAGCAGATTTTTAACCAGTTGTCAAGCATTTTTTCCCAGTGCGTGACTATAACGATGGGCACGCACTTCACAGGCAAACTTGGACTGCAGTTCTTGGGTACGGCTTTCTACCTCTTGTTGGGTTTTGGCAATACCAGCTCCCTGCCAGCTGTGCGATCGCCCCAGACTGTCCTTGCGGGCATACTCCAGTATCCAAAACACGTTGTCATCGAACATCATGGCGCCGCCGTGGTATTGGTGATGTTCTCGTACAACAGTTCGAACTGCTCGTGCTCGGCAACTTCTTCGCTGTAGTTGCGACGATGATAGACCTTGGCCATGCGGCGAAAAATCTTCTTGTCCAATTCAAATTGCTTGCAGATGGTGTCAATGGTATCCTTGACCAGATCTCGTTCGGCTTCAGTTCTTGTCAGACTGTTTGATATTTCCTGCAGCGCTTGTTCGATCTTTTTTCGGTCCACTGGATTGCTTGGTACGTTCATTTTGATTTTCCTCTGATAATGCTAATTGACGATGATATTCATGATAATCTTGTACGGGCCAGAAAAAATGTACTGTGCGCCAATACCTGCTGACAATGTTGTTCATGGCAACAATACCTGCAGTAATTACAATCAGCCCCAACATGAATAATATAGAGCCAACAAAAAACACAGCTGCCTGATCTAAGCTCATGTTGTCTCCAGGTCGGGCTGATTGCGATTTTTCTTGTCACGGGTACGAACCTCGCTGGCCAGCTGAGCCTGGATCATGGCTCGCTTTCGCTCACCTCGCTCATGTGGATCCTGCACACTGGCAAAGGTGTACTTCAAATGCTTCTTCATTTTAAAAGTAGCGGTGGGTTTTGGCATCAATTTCTCCTCATAGTGCTGATGTCTTTGGCTTCCTGATCACTGAAAATTGGTACCATGTTGCTTTTGTGCATGGTGCCAATGCCCATCATCTTGTCG